GCAACGGCGACGAAGCGTCAGGCGATGGCTGGAAGTACCGGGGCCGGGGTCCGCTTCAACTCACCGGGAAGAACAACTACCGTGCGTTCGGCAAGTACATTGGCCGCGAACAAGAGGTGTTGGACAATCCAGACCTTGTGGCTACCGAGCTGGGCTTTGAAAGCGCCTTGTGGTTCTTCGACGCAAACAAGCTGTGGTCGATCTGTGACCAAGGCGTCAACGACGCTGCCATCCTCGCGCTGACAAAGCGCATCAATGGTGGTACACACGGCCTCGACGACCGTAAAATGAAAACCAAGAAGTATGCTACTTGGCTCTAAGGAGGACGTTATGAATATCAAAAACCTTATCAAAGGCGTTGTCGTTAAAGAAGCGACTAAGTCTGTTATCGGCCAAACAATCCCAGCCGTCAGCAAGAAGGGCATCTCAAAGGGCAAAATGACCCTTGGCGCTCTCGTTTTGGCGATTGCGGGCCTCTTATTCGAGTACCTTTCCTAACCGTGGCATTTTGCCACAAAATGCTGTAGGACTGCGCCATGGCGACCACAATGACCTTTACGACGCTCCAAGAGGATGTCCGACGCTACCTAGAGCGCGGCAACTCCTATGCGTCTGACCCTGTTGTTTACGAGCAAATCCCGCGCCTGATTAACCTTGCAGAGCGCCGGATATCCCGTGAGCTCAAGGTACAGGGCTTCATCAACGTCGTCACCGGCACTTTGGCGGTCGGGCAGGCTGTCTACCCCAAGCCTGACCGTTGGCGCGATACCGTGTCGGTCAACATCGGCACCGGCACACAGAACAACACCCGCAAGGTGGTCTTCTCCCGCGCCTATGAGTATCTTTTGAGCTACTGGCCCGATCGTACCGCAACTGAAGAGCCAATCTTCTACAGCGATTATGACTACAACCACTGGCTGATTGCGCCGACGCCGGACGCGGAATACCCGTTCGAGATCCTATACTATGAAATCCCGCCGCTGTTGGACGACGTCGTTCAGACCAACTGGCTCACCGATTTTGCTCCGCAGCTTCTGCTTTACGGCACGCTGCTTGAGGCAACGCCGTTCCTGAAGAACGACGAACGCATTCCAGTTTGGCAACAGATGTACGATCGCGCTGCCGCTATGCTCAACGGCGAAGATCTCGCCAAGATACTCGACCGCTCAGCGGTTCGTAAGGAGGCCTAATGACCAACACCTACACACCGGTCTTCGGTGGGACGACGATCTACCCGTCCGACGTGTCTTATCTGGCGCTGTCGCTAACCGCCGATACGGCGCTTGAGTGGCCTCTCGAGAGCAGCACGACCGAGTATCCGGCCGCCAGCATCATCGACATCACGCCGACAGGCTCCTACTCGGTCTTCATGCCGCCGGCCGATCAGACCGGCACGGGGCAGACGATCCTGTTCAACAACCTCGGCCCGCAGTCGGTTACGATCAAGAGCAGCACTGGCGTTACTCTTGCCTCGATTGCGCAGGGCGAGCAGTGGCAGATCTACCTGATCGACAACAGCACGGCATCCGGCTCGTGGCGCGTGTTCCGCTACGGCGCCGCGACTGCGCAGGCGCAGGCCTCCGCGCTTGCTGGCTTCGGTCTGGCCGCGACAGGCTCGACGCTGTCTCAGTCAACGCCTGTGACGCTCTTCAACACGAGCTACACGGCTGGCGCTAACGATCGCGCCAAGGCCTATGTGTGGAACGGCGGTCTCGGCACGTTCACGCTGCCTTCAGCGGTGTCGGTCGGCAACGACTGGTTTGTCTCGTTGCGCAACGAGGGCTCAGGCAACTGCGTCGTAACACCTCAGGGCCTTGAGACCGTCAACGGCGATGCGGCCCTCACCCTCTCGCCCGGCGACAGCGTCACGCTGATCACCGACGGCTTGAACTGGTTCACGCTGGGCCTCGGCCAGAGCGCCGTGTTTGCCTTCGACTACACGTCAATCAATCTGGCTGGCGTAAGCGGCAACTACACGCTGAGCGGCGCGGAACTGAACCGCATCGCCTACCAGTTCACTGGCGCGATCACAGGCAACGTCGAGATTGTCGTGCCTAAAACGACCCAACAGTATTGGGTTTCGAACGCCACGACGGGTGGCTCGTTCACCCTGCGCGTCAGGACCAACACTCAGACGCCGGGTGTCCTCGTCGCTCGCGGCAGTCGCGCCATTTTGTATTGTGACGGCTCTGACGTCGTTGACGCTGAGACCGGAGGCATATCAACGCCAATCAGCATCGCCGATGGCGGTACGGGAGCGACAACGGCTGGCGGTGCGCTCATCAATCTGGGCGGCACAACGGTCGGCATCGGCGTCTTTACCGCCGTTGACCAAGCCGCAGCGCAGGCAGCTATCGGCGTAACTGGCGGTGGCGGCGGCGACGCTGCTGCCATCGTGTTTGCGGTGGCGCTCGGCTGATGGCTGAAAAAATCGTCCAGATACGGTCTGGGCCCGGCATTAAGCGGGACGGGACTAAGTTCGAAGGCGACAGCTACGTCGACGGGCAGTGGGTCCGTTGGCAGCGCGGGTTGCCGCGTAAGATGGGCGGCTACCGCTCGATCAGCAAGTATCTGCGCGAGGTCAGCCGCGCGCTTCACGAGTACACGCAAGACAACCTGACATATGTTCACAGCGGCTCGGCGAACTTTGTCGAGCGTTTTTACATTGACGGCGGCTTCAACACGTCGGTCATCACCAACCGTACGCCAGCCGCGCTCGACCAGAACGACGCCAACATGTGGCAGTTCGACGTCGACACGGCGGCCGGTCTGGGCGGCGCGCAGCTCGTGGCGCAAGTCGCACCGAACCTGAACTGCATCTGCAATAGCACTGGCGGTCAGCTCTTCTACGGCGGCCTGTTTGACACTGACGCGCTTCAAGAGGTGACCAACCTGCCCACAGGCTACAGCTTGTCGGGCGGCGTCGTGGCTTTGCATCCGTACACCTTCGGCTTCGGCGACAACGGCTATGTCATGTGGTCGGTGCCGGGCAATCCGACTGACTTCACAGGCTCAGGATCTGGCGCAGCTAACATCACCGGCCAGAAGCTTGTGCGCGCCATGCCGCTGCGCGGCGGCCCCGGCAACGCTCCGTCCGGCCTGTTCTGGTCGGCAGACAGCCTTCTGCGTGCGTCCTATGTGGGCGGCGACGCTATCTTCCAATTCGACACAATCAGCACGCAGACGTCAATCCTCGGCTCGAACACGGTCATCGAGTATGACGGCATCTTCTACTGGATCGGCACCGATCGCTTCCTGAGCTTCAACGGCGTCGTGCGCGAAATCCCGAACGACATGAACCAGAACTACTTCTTCGACGGGCTGAACCAGCAGTACCGCCAGAAGGTGTTTGCGGTTAAGGTGCCGCGCTTCGGCGAGATATGGTGGTGCTATCCGCGCGGCGACGCTACGGAACCGAGCCATGCGGTGATTTATAACGTCCGCGAGAACACTTGGTACGACTGCGAGTTGCCGAACGGCGGTCGCTCTGCCGGCGCCTTCACCAGCGTCTTCCCCAAGCCGCTGATGACCGGCATTATCCCGACGGTGAGCGCTGAAGAGATCCGCGTCACTGAAGCGAACGACACGCGCATCACGGAGGGCAACGACGTACGCGTCACGCAGGACAGCGAGATCGAGCAATATAAGCTGTGGGTGCATGAGGTCGGCACCGACGAGATTGACGGGATAGACATCCAGCCGGTGTTCTCGTTCTTCGAGACCGCCGACTTATCGATGCCTGTGATGAGCCAAGAGAACAAGGCGCTCCAAGTGCTTATGCTCGAGCCTGACTTCGTGCAGTCTGGCGACATGACAGTGCAGGTCGCCGGCCGCGCTAACGCCCGCGCCCCTGAGGTCTACAGCGAAGAGCACGTCATCGTCGAGACGCCGCAGACGCCGCAAGAACAGGTCGTTTACTTTAAGACGCAGCGCCGTGAACTGCGGTTCCGCTTTGCGTCGAACACGATCGGTGGCGACTATCAAATGGGCTTAGTGCTGGCGCATCTCCAGCCGGGCGATGGCACGGTGATTGGCTGATGATTGATCCGCGCGGTATGACTTTACGAGATTGGGCGGATAGTGTTATATTATCCAACGGAGACGCTTGGTCTTTCGGTAAACTCGAAGACGAAGCTAACTGGCAAGACTGGGCCGCTGGGTTCGTACGCGCACAGCCATTTGTGCAGCGCAACCCACCAAACCCTTATCAATTTGACGACTGGCGGGAATGGGCGATGAGAGCTTACCCGATGCTTGAAGGACAGGGTTAATGGCAGTAGATATGCGAGCTCGCTATTTTGGAGAATTTGACGAGGGCGCGATGCCGTCGTTCGGCGTGCTTCCGCAGGCGGCGCCTCAGCCCTCGGCGTTTGAAGTCATGCCGATGAGCGGCGCGAGGCCTTACGACCCGACCTCTTATTTAGTTAACGCATATGGCCTTGGGAGCTATTATGTACCCGGTAATAAGCCGCCTCGGAGCACTGACTATGGCGGCCTGTTACCTACCTCAAATACAGGGGTTGGTGTCGCCGATACAGTAGCGGATCCTGTCAATCTTGCCAGAAATATAGCTAACGCTCCAACCGCAGCGCCTATCATGGACACGCCCCGTCAGGCGGCGGTTATGCCGATGACGACAGAGGCTGTTGCGCCAATGTCTTACGAGGCGTTGGCAGACCGCAGGATTGCGGCGAACACGCGTCCGCAGGGATCTTTCTTGGCGGCGCCTATGGATAACTTGGGTGTTGGTACAGGCTACGACATTGCAGGCCAAGGATCGAACCTCTTTGAGTATCAAGGCGGTCCTGTTCGCGTCACAGACCGCAAAGGCAACGTCCTATTTAGTGGAGAAGGCCCAGAAGGGGCTGTAGCCGCTGCTCGGTTTGCACAGAACCTGAGCGATACGAAGGGCAAGAACGCCTCGTGGGATATTCAGCAAGGCGAACGGACGATTAACCCAGACGGTTCGGTAGGACCGACGCGTTGGGTTTCGGGACCGTCCGACGCCAAGGAAGGCATGGGCACTCTTGGCGACATCGCCGCATTTGTTGCGCCTATTGCCGCCGCTATCGCAACTGGCGGCATGAGCCTACCCGCGCAGATAGCCGCAGCCGCAGCCGCAGGTGGCGTTGGCGGCGTTCTGTCCGGCAAGGACCCGCTCAAGGCGGCCCTCATTAGTGGGGGCACCGCAGGTATAATGGGCGGTACGGGGGCGAATGCAGCCATCGGTCGTGCGGTAGGCAGCATTGGGGGTCCTCTCGCGGCTAAGGCGACAGAAGAAGTTGCAAAAACAGCCGCAGAAAAAGCCGCCGAGCAGATTATTGTCACCGGCCTTTCGAAGGCGGCGCAAGGTGCGGGAAGTGCCATAGGCAACACATTGTTGTCTCAAGGCATAAAAGGCGGACTGAGCGAAATAACTGGCTTTAAGACACCAGCCGAGAGGTTCGCAGAGCAGCCGTTACCGGAAGCGTTCCAGCCACCAGCCGATATGTACGCCGGTCTCGATCCGATGGTTGTTACCGCGTTAAGTAAGTCTGCCCAAGGCGCAGGCAACGCCATAGGCAACACCATAGGCAGCACCGCGCTATCTGAAGTGGCGAAAGGCCCCCTCAGTGAAGTCGCGTCGGCGGAGAAAACGGCAGAAGACATCGAAGCCGAGCGAAACCCGATGATCGTAACTGGAGCCGAACTGGAAACTCTCACCCCAGACGAACTGTTGGCCGCTTTGGGCGGCTTGGGCGGCCTCGCCGCTGCCACGGCAGGCGGCGGTGCTGGCGCAAGCTCGACCGCTGCTACTCAAGCCGAGGACGACATTATTAAAGTCACAGGTAGGCTCCCCACAAAGACCCCTCCAGTAATAGCCGGTGTTGAAACGGCGTTGCCCGCGATAACAGCGGGCGCGCTTACGGCAGCGCAGACGGGAGGCGCGCCAAACGACGGGCTCACCGCCAAAGAAATTGCAGATTACTTGCGCCTCGCAGGTCTTGCCATTGGCGTAGTCGGCGGTGGCGGCGGTGGCGGTGGAGGAGGCGGTACGCCCGGCTCTCAGGCAATCAACCCAATCTTCTCGGCCAAACTGCCCACGCCCGGCGCGGGTGGTGCGTTCAAGGTCGGCGGTCTTGATTACACAACGCCGCCTGCACGCTCTGCGGCTGACATGTATCGCTACGCCATGGGCCCAGCGATGGACATTCCGGCTGGCATGAACTTGAGCGGCGCTACCTCGCCATACGCAGGCTACGGTCCGGGCACACTGGGCGAAGAGACCTTTAAGCGGATTACCGGCATGGCGCACGGCGGCTCAATGGGCTACGCACGCGGCTCGTCCCGTGATAGCTTCGCCGTTGAAGGCCCCGGCACTGGCCGCTCGGACGACATCCCTGCGGTGCTTTCCGATGGCGAATACGTGATCGACGCAGAGACTGTCGCCCTGTTGGGTGATGGCTCAAGCAAGGCTGGCGCAAAGAAACTCGATGAGTTGCGCGTCAAAGTTCGTAAACATAAAGGCCGCAACTTGGCTAAGGGCAAGTTTAGTGTTAATGCTAAACGGCCTGAGAAATACCTGTCAGGAGGACGTACGTAATGGGCTTTTTGGATTTCTTGACAGAGGGTAAGCCCGTCGAAGCCGTTCCTGTGTCTTCGACGCAGCAGACGATCCTGCCTGACTGGTACACCAACTACGCGATGGACATCCTGTCGAACCAGCAGGCGGTCGCAGCGCGTCCGTTCCAAGAGTATGTCGACGCTTCTGGCAAAGCAATTCCGCGCGTCGCCGACTTCGCGCCTGATCAGCAGGCTGGCTTCGAAGCAACGCGTCAAGGCGCCTTTACGTTCCGCCCCGAGCTTGGCACTGCGTCGACTAAGACGCAGGACGTCTTCGGTCGATCGGCTCTGGGCGCTGCTCAGCCTTATTTCGGACAGGCCGCTGGCATGTCTGGTCTCGCAGCCGCAACGCCGGGCCTCCAGCAAGGCGCAGGCTATGTTGCTGGCAGCACTGACGCGCTCGGCCTCCAGATGGCACAGCCGTATCTGGCGCAGGCTGGGCAGACCGCCGCGCAAACGGTCGGCCAGTACATGAACCCGTATCAAGAGCAGGTCGTCAATCGCATCGGTCAGCTCGGCACGCGCGCTCTGCAAGAGCAAGTGCTGCCGGGTATCGAGAGCGAGATGATCCGCGCAGGTCAGTTTGGCGGCACGCGTCAGGCTGAGATCACCGGCCGCGCTATCCGCGATGCTATAGAAGGCATCTCGGCCCAGCAGTCGGCCGCGCTTCAACAGGGCTACGGCCAAGCACAGCAGACAGCGCAAGCCGATCTGGCACGACAGGCGCAGCTTGCCTCGACCGCAGGCGGTCTGGGCGGCGCTCAGCAGCAGGCGCTGCTTGGTGCTGGCTCGCGTATGGCCGACATCGGCCAGACTTACGGCGCGCTCACACAGGCGCAACAGCAGATGCTCGCTGATCTCGGCAAGAGCACCGGCGCTCTGTACGGGCAAGACACGTCGAACCAACTCGCCGCAGCTCAGCAGATGGCAGGGCTTGCGCAGCAGCGTCAGCAGCAAGAGCTGGCAGGCGCAGGCGCTCTCCAGCAGATTGGCTCTCAGCAGCAGGCTCTGGCGCAGAAGAACCTCGACATCGCTCGCGAAGACTTCTTGGCGCGGCAGGCTTACCCGCAGGAGCAGATCAAGGCGATGACAGGCGCGCTGCAAGGCGTTCAGCCAGCCGTGCCGCAGGCTGCAACGAAGGTCGGCACCGAAGTGCCGGGCACGTTCCAGCCATCGCTGCTCAGCACGGTCGGCCAAGCGTACGCAACGTATAAGGGACTGGGCGGAAAGTGAACGCTACAAATCCGCCCCTTGAGCAGTGGCAGGTAGACCACATTCGTAAGATGAAGCAAGAAGAACTAGGCATGCCCCAGTCGGCGCCTAACGCAGAGGAAGCCTCGATGGACGAAGAAGAATATACGGACCAGAGCTCAGACGACGTAGCCGTAGATGATACGCCCGTCGCGAGTGGAGCCACTGGTGGCCTCGGCGGCGTCAGCAGCGCCCCTGCGTATGCTTCTGCGCAGAAGAGCGTCACCGACCAGATCAACGCCAACATCAACTTGCTAACTGCCGCGCAGAACAAACTTCGTGAGCGCCGCGCAGGACCGTCTAACTCAGAGAAGTGGCTGGCCATCGCTGCCGCGCTCGGCAAGCCGACTAAGACTGGCTCATTTGGCGAAAGCCTTGGCAACCTTAGCGAGACGCTGCTCAACCAGCAGGCGATGAAGCGCAAAGCACAAGAAGAGCGCGACATGCTACTTGAGCAATACGGCCTCAAGATTGGAGGCGAACAGCTTCGCATGGCGCAAGCTAATGCTACGCAAGCTGGGCAGCTCTACCGCGCAGATCGGGCCGCTGAGGCCGCGCGTCTAAAGGCGCTACAGGCTAAGTACGACCCCATTCCCGGAATGCGTGGCTATCAAGTTCGTCCCGGCACTGGAGGCGCGCCTCCGATGCCGGAGATGAACCAATTCGGAAACTACGTCATCACCGACCAACGGCAACTGACATATCTCCCGCCGAACACGCCCGTCGTGTATCCCGGCGGAGACCAGACTAAACCAAAATACACCCCCGCGAACCCAACGGTAATTTGGAGACATAAACATGGCAAAGTCCAATCAACCCGCGTGGTTCACTAACCTTCCGTCCTCCCCTTCGAAAACGCCTGAGCAGACGAAGAAGGGTCAGGAGATTACCAAGGGCGCCCTCGACATCGAAACGGAAACGGCGAAGGCTCCGTTTGCCGGTCCGCAGGCTGCGACCAACTTGAAAAAAGATCAGCTACAAGTCATCCGCGACGCGAAGACCTATGGCCGCGACTTGCGTAAGGATTTTGCCGCCGACACGTCCGTCAAAGAATACCGTAAATCTATGGAGTTCTACACCACGGCGTTAAGCACACCACCCAACAAGTCTGGCGACGGGGATTTAGTCGTTTTGGCTGTTAAAATTCAAGATCCCACCGGCGCGGTTATGGAAAATGACATAGGGCGCTACAAAGAAATCATGCAAAAAACTGACCAGTTTTTGCAGCCTTTTCGCAATGAATTAGCAAGGTCAGGTGCGCTTTCTCCTCAAGCGCGCCGCGACATACGTAATTTCATGCTAAACCGCGTACTGGTGCAGAAGACCGGGTATGAAGACGTCCGCAGGTCTTATGCCAAAGACATCGAAGACTTTAACGCCCAGACAGGCGATTTCGGCGTCGAGCCTTTGGACCCAACAACCGTACTCGGAACGCACCCCGCGACGTTGTACAAGGACAAGATCCTTGCGTACGACGCCAAACAGAAGGCTGTTGATAAGGTCGCCGAGCGTTCGGGCCTCTTGTCCGCGCCAGAAGGCATGCGCGTCTCCGGCGAGGACGTCAAAGGCTTCCGCTTTTCGCCAGAGGCGGAGAGCAGCATCAACGCGTACACGAAAAGCGAGGGTGCCACCGCTGAAGGCTACGCCAAGATGCTTGCCGACGCGGCAGTCAAAGAAGGTTTCATCGACGAGGCGCAGCGCGGCAATTACGAGGCGCAGACCGCCATCGACAACGCGGAGGTATTCAAACTCCCGCCCGCGCAGCGTGGTGGGATAAACTACAAAGCAATCGACGAGGCCGCCAGCAAGAACGCCGGTCTGTTCGAAACTGTGGCGCAGGCAGGGCGCAACTTGCCTGAAAGCGCGGCGCAGTTGGTCACCGGCCTTGGTGGGATGATTGCCAGCCCAATTCAAACATTTAATACAACCACGGATTTGGTGGGTGCGCTCTTGCAGGGCGACACTGACGATCCTACGCTGCAAGCGGCGGCTACGATGCTGGAAGAGCAGTACGGCGGCGCGGACAACATAAAGCGTTACATGATCAAGGACCCGCTTGCGTTCCTTGGCGATGTCAGCCTGCTTTTGGGCGGCTCAGGCTTCGTCTTAAAGGCTGGCGGTCTGACGAAGGTAGGCGAGGCTGTGTCTAAGGCCGGTCGGGTCATCGATCCGCTGTCAGCCGCAGGGGCGCTGGTCACCGACGTTCCGGCTGCGGCGTATCGGAAGGCCGAGGAGGCCGTGCCTGACGCGCTTACTGGCATCGAAAACTTACCATCCAACATCGCGGGCTTCCCGTCTAACATCGGTGGTGATGTCATACGCGAGGGCGCAGGCGCTGGGTTTTCACGGGGGCGTGCAGGGGAAGCAACACCACGCAGTGAGGGCTTTACCAAGGGCATGCGCGCCCCCGGCGATAGTGCCGAGGACCTAGTGTATGCCGCCAAAGATGCCGTAAGGGCTTTGCGGAAGGCAGCCAGCACTAAGTACCTAGCGGCCATGAAGGAGTTTGGTCTAGATCCGAAGCCACTCGACATAAACCGAGTGCGCCAACGTATGCTTGATGTTAAGCCAGAAAGCTACGATACCATGCTCGACGCAAAAAAACGTCCGTCGGACCACTTGGCTTGGGAGCAGATGAACGACCTAGTGGAGCATTACGCCGCGAAGGCCGTAGACGACCCGAGCCTTTTACTGCCCATGCAAATGGATCAGTTTAAAAAAGATTTGTACGACATCGGCTCGGACATCGGCCCCTCGTACAACAAACGCGCCCAGAGTATTGCGCGAAGGGCATCGGATGCCGTTCGTGAGGAACTAATCAACCACGACAGAACTTACGGGCAGATTATGGCGGACTTCGAGCGGGTAGCGAAAGAAGCCGATGAGCTGGAAAGTACCTTCAAACTCGGTCAAGCAAGCGGCAAGCCGATGAAGACCGATGCAGCGGCAAAGGCCTTGCAGGCTATCTATCGCAACAACGCGTTCACCGGCTACGGTATGCGCGCCAAGCAAGGCGAGCGTATTGCAGAGCTTGACCCGACTGGTGCGTTCGCGGCGACCACTGAAATACGCCTCGCTGTCGTGGTCGTAGTGCAATTCGAGGCCAGCGAAATTGACCGCTTCTTTGGCCTCACGGGTCTTTTCCAGCTTAGACCGTTCCAGTATCCACCGCTGCTGCTTTTCGAGTTCGTGGCGAACGCGGGCGACAACTTTTGGACGCAAGCCCTGTCTGGAACCGGACCTCAAGGGCAAGTCCTCAACTCGCCGCCGCTCAATTATTCCGGCATCATGTACTCGGCGGCCAACAACCAACTCCTTTGGTTCGCGGACGGAACCAATTGGGTTTACTACGACCCCTCGGTGAACACGATCTTTCCCTGGGTGGTAGGGACCTATCAAGCCAACAACGTTTTCAGTGGTGTTCCGGGTACGCCGATGGGTGTCTTGCCAGCCGATGCGGACGGCAACGCGCCGAGGCTCATTTGCACTTGGCGGGGAAGAACGGTCTTGTCGGGCCTCATCGGAGACCCGCAAAACTGGTTTATGTCTGCCATGGCGGACCCAACGAATTGGGACTATGGGCCTGTCTCGATTACCCCGATTCAGGCGATTGCCGGCAACAACGCTCCGCAAGGCTTCATAGGCGACGTCGTGACAAGCCTCATCCCCTATACCGATGACGTCATGGTCTTTGGTGGCGATCACACGATTTACATGATGCGCGGGGACCCCATGGCCGGCGGTCAAATCGACCTTATCTCGGACGCCATAGGAATGGCCTGGGGGATACCGTGGTGCAAAGACCCCTACGACACGATCTACTTTGTCTCGAACAAGACAGGAATCTATTCCTTGATCCCCGGGCAGCAACCGCAGAGGATCAGTCAGCCGATTGAACAACTGTTGGTGAACATCGACACCGGGCTAAACGCGATTCGGCTGATGTGGAACGACCGCTTTCAAGGG